ATGAACATTCAAGATCCTCAAGACGGTGAATTACTCAGTTATAGTTCAGAAGTGAATACATGGGTCAATTCAAATGCTATTTCTGGTGATATGATACATGGTGGAATAATTAGTGGATTTCAGAGTACTGGTATTACAGATAATGCAAATAGTAAAGCATTGACTATTTCGTCAGACGATGGTGGTTATCACAATTTTAGTCTGACAAATATGCGTAAAATGGAAATGATTGGACCGGAAGCATCATTGCATATACAGGGAACTTCTACAGGATATGTAGAAGGTTCTGTATGTTTTTTAAATTCACAAACAATCTCAACTACTAAAAGGGGTGCAGGTATCTTTTCATATACAGAAGATAATGGCACAAATATAGAATGGTTTTTAGGAAGACCGTATTCAAGTAATGATAATATTGTTTTTGCTAGAAGAGTAATTACTGATCCATCAACTATTTATGGAGAAACTGCACAACTTACTCATGCATTAGTTAAAATAGATAGTGGGGGATTTGTCACAGCAGGAAATACTCAAAGAGAAGGGTATTTTAGACCTTCAACTTCTGGAAAAACTAAAATTTCCCAATGGTGTAAATTAGCAACTTTACGTCACCGTTTTCCGTATATGTTAACATTTTATACAACAGGTGGTTCTTATTCGCCAGGCACTAAAACAGTTATATTTCAAAAAAGTTATTCTAATCATATGTATGCTACAACACAAGCAACACTTGGCTCAGGTTCTATGTTTACTCAAATACGTTCAAATTCCACATCAGCAGGTAATGGTACATATGATTTAGAGGTATATGCGACTAATTTATGGAATTCTGGTGGTGGTGAAAGACAAGGTTTTTACTTTGTAATACAACCATTGCATAATGCTTTCAATATTAATAATGACGTTATAATAATAGGCTCTGGTGACAATCCGTCATCATTAGGAAACTTAGCAACAGTATCAATATAAATTTATATGAATAATGATAGCACATTAAAACATAACATTGATTATGAAAATGAGATTGTACTTGAACCAAATTATCAAACTCAAAGAAGAAGCGAATATCCAAACTTAGACGACCAATTTGATATGTTATTTCATGAAATAGAATCTAATGGTACAATTAGTAATACTGGTGAATGGTTTAGTAAATTAAAAGAAATTAAACAAAAGTATCCTAAATCAGAATAAACTATGGCAAAGATTTTACGCAACATTGATCAAATTATAGACACGCAAGGTAACGAGTTATCGGTTGCGAACCCTGTTGAGATTCCTCCGCAATTAGAATCATTTCGGAATAAGATAATCAATGGTATATTTTCTATTGATCAAAGAAAGATATTACCAATAACTCATACAGGTTCTAGCTCAATACCTACTACTAGTCGAGCTATTGACCGCTGGATGACTCGAAAAAGCACAGGTAATGATAATCCTCAAAGTATTTTATATGACCAGGATGTATTAGATTTAGGTTTAGTCAATGTGATGAAATTTGAAAGTTTTGGTGACTCAGCATGGTTTGGACAAAAAATAGAAGATGTTAATTTAAAATCTTTATCTAATAAAAAAGTAACATTATCTTTTTATGCTAAAACTGATGATAGTACAAAATTTATAACTGCTTTTTTTCATTCAGATGTTGGACAAAGAAATCGTCCAGAACATGGTCAAAGATATTTTTTACCTAATTCTACAGAAGGATTTGTAAACGGTGAAGATACAGATACTGATCCTTCAGGTAAACTAATTTATCTTTCTACTGAATGGAAACGGTATGTACTTACAATGCAAATGGGTGACTTATCTTATGATTTTGGTAGTCATATTGTTTTAGGATTTGGTCAAGGAAATGTAAATGAATTATATCTTACTGGAATCCAGCTTGAAGAAGGAGAAGTCGCCACACCATTTGAGCAACGGCCATATGGTCTGGAACTAAGTTTATGTCAAAGATATTGTGAAGCAATCGATATAAATCAGATGGCTTCAGTGTATAGTTCATGGTTAGGAAAGCATTATCTTACCTGTGAATTTAAAACTACAAAAAGAGTTGCTCCTTCGGCAACTAGTGTAGCTATTACAAATTATCAGCCTGGTGGTGGAACAGGTACTGCTGTTATGGAAGGCAATAGCCTCAGTTCTGCTAGAATATACACTGGCAGTACTAATAGTACTTTTAACCTTCAATATATAAACAATGGACATACTAATGAAGATGCCATTATGATTTTTGATGCAGAACTATAAAGGAAACAAATATGTATAAACTATCACAACAACCAGAGTTAATGATCATACGATTAGCAGATGGCGCACACATTCCTGTTGCTCCTGGCAATCGTGACTATGATGAATACAAAGAATGGTTAGCAGAAGGTAACACTCCTGAACCAGCTGATGTCACACCAGCGGATGTTCAACTAAGAGCAGAAAGAGACCGACTGTTAGCAGAAACAGACACACCTTGGGGACTTGCTGATTATGATCATCCTGATAAGCAATTGTGGTATGACTATCGACAAGCTCTTCGAGACCTAACAACAACCGCTGATCCACAATTAGATGCGGATGGCAATTTAACAAACGTCAACTGGCCAACAAAACCAGCATAACATGTCATACATTGGTAATATTCCTGTTCTTCAAACAACAGAGTTTCGTGAAGAACAGACAATCACTACAGAATCTCAAGACCTGTTCACCACACAAGGATATCAACCAGGATATATTTCGGTCTTTCGTAATGGTGTGAGACTGGCAGAAGAAGATTACTTAGCAAGTGATGGTTATTCTGTGCTGCTGAATACACCAGCGGTCAAAGATGATATTATGTTGTTTGAATATCGTACTGAAGTTGTTCAAGTGCTTGATAATTCACTTGGTCCTGAGAAACTAAATCTCACATCAAACTCATTACCCATTGATGTAATTGATGTGGCAGATGCTTCAATACCAATCAGTGCTTTAGCGTTGACAGCAAATGGTATTCCAATTGCTGTAGTGAATATTTCTGAAGACTCAATACCCATTGAAGCAATAAATATAACTGCAAATTCAATCTCACTCGAATCACTCTCACTCACAGCAAATGGCATTCCGATTGCTGCTGTGAACACATCAGGACTCAACTTAGATGCTGGTGCGAAGGCAGATATGTTCTATGAGAACAGTAACATTCTAACAGAATCTTATACAATCACTGATGGCAAAAATGCTCTCAGTGCGGGACCGATCACAATCGCAGATGGTGTGATTGTTACAGTGCCTGCTAACTCAGTTTGGACAGTGGTATAATGGCAACAAGTATAATTAAAACAGATGAACTAAGACTGTTGAACGATCAGGTGGTGATGTCGGATGGAGCATTGACAGAGAATGTTACGTTTCCTGCTGGGCATGTGATTCAAACTTTTGTTGAAATTGATGGTATTGTAACAAGCACCGATACTACAACTTATGTTACACCATTTACCGGAATTGATATTACAATGATTGGTAATAATAAGGTTTTGGTGATGGTTTTTTTTTCAGGGTTTGCAACAGCTTCGACCTCTGCAAGAGCTTATTTTAGGCTAGCTCAAACTTTAGGTGGTTCTACAACGCATTATCCTCTAGCTAGAGACGTAGGTTATAGCGTAACTGATATAAGAATGCCAGTTTCAATGGCATACCAAACAGGTTTATTATCGTCAGGGGCGACCTATACTTTTAATGTCGAATTTCAATCTGTCAGTTCATCTGGCACAGTAGTTGTCAATAACCCGTATGACGGGGCAGGATATAGTACATTAGTCGTGCAGGAGATTAAAGTATGATTACGATAATTGATGTGCTGGAGAGTTTAAAGGTAAAAAACTGGACTCTCCGAGGGAACGGATTAACTGAAACAGAATTTAATAAGGGATTTACACAAAATAGAAGTAAAAATCCAAACGAATGGTCAATTACTTGGTCTGAAGTTTCAGAAAAATTCGCAGAACTCCAAGCAGCCGAACCAATGCGACTATTAAAAGAAGAACGCAATCGGCTACTTGCTGAAACAGATTGGAGATTTCGTATTGACCAAGAACCAAAACAAGAATGGTATGAATATTGTCAAGCGTTGAGAGACTTGCCATCAAACAGTGATCCTCAATTGGATGAGAATGGACAATTGACCAATGTAAACTGGCCGGAGGTACCAAATGCCTAGTGCTTTGCGAATCAAAGAGATACGGGACTTAGAAGACAATGTGATGATGTCAAATGGAGCATTGACAGGCAATGTTTCATTTCCTGCTGGGCATGTGATTCAGCTAAAACATGAAATGTATTCGGGTGGCGATATATCGACAAGCAGCCAAAATTTTGTTGAAATCAATTCCTCACTTCGATTGTCATTTACCTTAAATTCAACAAATAAAGTTTTAGTCAATATCTCAGGTGGAGGACCAAATAAGCATAGTGGTAGTAGTAGCAACATGTCTTTTTACTCCTGGGGTTTGTTAAATTCAGACGGAAGCATTACTAATTTTTCTGATAGTTCTCAGGGTCTTGCTTTCTTTGGTTCAGAGATTTCAGCTACTGCTCATCCATGTTCTCTTTCTTATTCATATGTTTATACACCAGCAGATTGGTCAATCACTGACTATTCAAATCCCTTCACTCTTACGCCAATTTTTAGGTCAGGTGATGGTGGAATTGTTCGTGCTACAGAAGGTGGTGGTGGTCAAAATATTCAAGTATATGGAATGGTATTTCAACAATGATAAAACATAACTTTTTACCAGAAGCCTTAGTTGAGTTACGCCCTGGCGCAGTTTTCACAGTTCGAGATGGTGAAATTTTTTGGGAAGGAGATATAACTAAGCCAAGTGAAAAAGAAATTCAAAACAAGATTGCTGAACTCGAAGCAGCCGAACCACTTCGACTATTGAGAGAAGAAAGAGACCGTCGATTGACGGCAACAGATTGGCGTGCCACAATTGATTATCCCGGTGATGACCAAGCAGCATGGCTTGAGTATCGTCAGGCACTTCGAGATATTACAGAACAAGATCCAGAAAACGTCACTTGGCCAGAGGAGCCGGTATGATCAAAATTCATGGTTCATCAGGAATTGAATTTCCAAACAACTACTCAATCAAGTCAGACAGTGGTGAATTGAAATTCAATCATGATATGTCGACTATCGCAAAGGCAACTTCTGAACATTTTGAAGAATTCAATCGTCCAATACTTGCTGTTCGGCATAATGGCTCCGCACATACAACTCACGCAGGTACTCGGATTAAACTACAAGAAATTGTAATAGACACACATAATGGATATAATATTAGCACAGGAGATTATACAGTACCATTGTCTGGAAAATATCTTTGCCTCTGTTCACTTTTTATAAACACAGCTGGCGTTGTTGATAATTATGCTTATTTCAAACCATACAGAAATGGTACTTGGTATCCTTCCTCTCAATGGTGTCATGGTTTACACCAGGCTACTCGCAATTATGAAACACTTACAGGTAATTGGCTTTTAGAAGGAGAAGTTGGTGATACATTTGCTATGGGTCTATATACCAATGGTAGTTCACAACTCTACCTTGGTAATTACCATCAATTAAACTTTATTTACCTATCATCATGAGTATCAAAAATAAACTCTGGAATGACTATCGACTCTTTCAGAGTTTATTCACACGCAAAGAACTTTTTCATCCAAAAGTAATCAGTGTGTTTGTCTTTTCATACCTTTTCGTTTTTGCTGCTACAGTGATTGTATACATTTCTCAATAGATAAATAATAAGTAAATTCAACAATTATAAAAGACACTATGGGAAATATAATCAAACACCTTCGAGGAACCTCCTCTGACCATGAAACATATACTGGCGAAAAAGGAGTGATTTCTATGGTCACAAATGAAGACCATGAACCAACCGGTGAAATTCGTATTCATGATGGTAAGACAGCTGGTGGTATCGATCCTTTATCTGAACTTCGACAAATGATTGAAGATTTACAAAATCGAGTTACTGCCCTGGAAGGAAGTTAACATGTTATTTGGTAAACAAGTAAAATTTATATTGAGGAATAAATGGCCGGTGTTCTAATTGTAGATGAAATACAAGCTCCTGAAGGTTCTGAGGGAATTCGTCTAAAGGCACCCCTACTCTCATCTGAAGGTGCTTCACTTCTGGATGCCGTGTCCGGCAATGTTCACACAAGATTCAGTTCATTCGAAGATGGTTCAATACCATATTCGAAACTTGATATACCAGATGGTGCGTTAAAATTCTCAAAATTAGAAGAGATGCCTGCGGGATTTGTCACACCCGATAAGATGACACAAATTCCCTACAGCAAAGTAACAGTTAACGATGGTCAAATTCCCTTTGCTAAACTTACAGTTCCTCTCTTTTCAATCTTACCTAATCGTTTAGCACCTGTACCTTATGATAAAATTACAATCAATGAAAATGAGATTGAACTCGATCGAATCAATATTCCATCTCAAAGCTTTACATTAGATCATATTATCATACCTGAGGCATCAATTGATTATGACCGAATATCAATTGCGAATAATGAAATTACATTTGATAAGTTAGACATACCTCATAAAAGTTTTACATTAGATCATATCGAAATTGCAAACAATTCAATTGATTATTCATTACTTACCATAGCAAACAATGCGATTGAACTAAGCAAGATTAACATACCAAATCAATCAATTTCAATTGATGCCGTAGTGATACCCGATGGTTCAATTGATTTTGAAAAAGTCAATATACCTACTGATTCAATTGAACTTTCATTTGAAAAATCAAAGATTGCGAATAACTCAATTGCGTTAACTAAACTTGATTTCTATGAAGGAACTATACCAGACTCAGTAATTCCAATGTCTGCTCTCAAGGGAACTTCAAGTACTTCGCATGATGTAGAAGCAGTTTATGATGCAAATGATGCGAATATATTTCTTGGTTATGAAATGGACAATACAACTTTGGGTCCTGGTGTTCGTGCTGAGAATGATCAAAATCAGCAATTTGTTCCACCACAGACAACAAAGAAACTTCAAGAAATTCATATAGCAATACGGTCAGCAGGTTCAGGTAGTTTACACATGCCAGGCTTTTGGATTGGAGGCGCTCATTTATATGTGCCAGAAATGCTTGATCCAGAAACACCAAGAGCAGGTTGGGTTTTGATGACAATTGGTGGTATTGATAGTCTTCATTATGGTAAAGTAATTGATATGATTGCACATTGGCCGCACGTTAATGCGAGTGGTCAAAATAATCTAAATGACCATCTATTTCAAAGTAATGAAAAGAAAAATTGGATATTTCTCTACACTTATGGTAATGTTGTCAAAAATGCTGACAAAGTTTTATGGTTCAATGAATCATATAACGCTCCAAAATATGCTTGGGCAGCACCGCAAAATGGTGCTTACTTAGGAATCTATCGCAATGATTATGGTTGGGTTCATGAAGACTACTCACCTTATAGTGATAATCGTCGAAATCATGTAAGTTACGTTAACAAACTACTTTTATTCTAATATGCCTTTTATTGGAAACACTCACAAAACAATACTTCCCACATCAACAATTGACCATCAAAAACTCTTAGGGTCAAATGCGGACACAACCACAAATGCGGGCTTCAGCACCTTCTATGTGAGATATTCTCCAGGTAATGTATCTGTTATTGTCAACGGAACTTATTTGATGGCAGATACTTATGTAGCAGAAAACGGAGTAGATGTTCGTATAGCTACAACTACATTGACAATCGCACCAACAGACCAAATTGAAATCATTGGTTATAATTTACCAATCAGTAATATTCTTGAAAGAACAGATGTTCATATTGTTGGTGGTAAAATCGCAGGTATTGATGTTGCAGATTTCGCAAATATTTTAGACCGACTTCAAGCTCTTGAAGACCAAGTAGCAACTTTAACAGGATCATAACATGCCGTTTATTGGAAATCAACCTTCTGTTGAGAGGTTACAAGAACATAAAGTATACAGTGGAGATGGAACAAGAAGAGCATTTGGTATTCAATATGAAAGTAATGCTGTTCTTGTTTTTATGAATGGTATCAAGCTCAAAGAGACTGAAGATTATCTTATTGATCCGAATGGTAATTTTATTGAATTTGTTCAACCACCTGAAGTTGGTGATACTGTTGATTTGTATGGCACAAATGGTGTGACAGATTTAGCCAGATCCTCTTATTCAAGAGAAACATTTACAGCGGCTCAAGGTCAAACATTATTTCAATTGAAGATGTCAATAACTGGTGGTGAAAGAATCAATGTTTATCTAAATGGTCTTCGTATTTCAGAGACTGATTTTGATATTGATTACATAAATAAGACAATAACTATGAGTGAAAGAGAGCAAGATGATGTGATTGTTATTGAAATTATTGCTCATGGATTCCGCAGTTCAGCACATAATTCAAAAACAGAAAAAGCATTTCATCCAATGTTTTCAACACCAAACAAAATTCGAAGTGATATGCATATCAGTGAAGATGAAAATGCAATGATGGTTGGACCAATAACACTTGATGGAATCATTACGTTAAAAGGAACTTTAACAATCGTTTGAGAAAATAAAAGAAGCTAAATACAAAATAATAATCATCACTTATAAAAAGATAATTTCATGGCTAGTATACTTAAAGTAGACAGTTTACAAGAGTTGACCGCAAATGCGGGTATTCATATTGTGGGTAAAATTACTGGTCCATCCGGCGACCTCATTACTGCGGATGGTCGGCTTTCTGTCACAAGACAAAATATTACTGTCACTGATAAGCTAACTGCAGAAACGATTTCAGCGAATACTTATCTAAATTTCATGATGAATCAGATAGCGAATTTAACAAATGTAGATACAGCAAATGAAAATCAAGTATTAACAGCAGATGGTTTGGGTGGTTTTCGTTTTTCAAACCCAATTGAAACCGGAGCTATAGGTTATTCAGATGCTTATTTCGGATATGTTGATGGTGGTAAGCCTGATTCTGTATTCGCAAGTGAATTATTAAATATTGATGGTGGTACTGTAGTTCAAGACCATAGCTAACAAATACAAAAGGAGATAGTTATAACATGGCTAGTTTAATTCAAGTAAGAAGGGGTCCATCAAATGATTGGGTAAATCACGATCCGATTCTAAACCCCGGAGAATTCGGTTTTGAAACAGACACCGGCAAAGTAAAGATTGGTGATGGTTCTCAGACTTGGAACAATCTTGATTATATCTATAATTCACTTGCTGATATACGAAATGACTTATTACCTCTGATTTCGTTACCTGATGCCGATACAATTCAAAGCAGTGGTGGAGATAGTATTCTAAGTGAGTCTGGAGGCACAACAGTTCTTGATAATGTTACTCTTGGACCTAGTGTGATTGGTGCGGGTTCTGGTGGAAGTTCAACACCTTCACAATTCTATCGTCTATCGCTTTTATCAGGTGATTCAGAACTCGAATGGTATACTGCTGAAGCGGCTGATCAAGTTAGTCTACAAGAAGAAGAAAATTGGATGGTCGGAGCAGCAAGTTTTCAACTCATTAACAATAACCTAGTAATGGTAGTATAAAAAATGCATATAGATTACAAAAAATTAGGATATCGTTGGCGAGGTCCCTATTCTGAATCAATTGATTATGAAGACAAAGATGTTGTCTATAAAGATGGTGCGGCCTTTGCTTATGAACGAGATACACAATCATTTAAGATTTTTGCCAGAGGTCAAGTCGAAGCAATTTCAAAAGGTGAAATTATTGTTGGTGGTGATTCTACTGTTGTTTCTGGATTTCCCGGAGAATTTTTATATGTTCGCAACGGTGAAGTAAATTTTGAACATCCCTATGACCGTAATGGAACTAAAGTCAAAGCACTCTCATCTATACCTAAATCATCTGATTATGGATTTATGGGTGGTTGTGGTAATTTCTGGCATAATCACCACTATATATCTTATGTTATGTGGGATGGTTCTGTTCGTTCTTTGGGGTGGAATAATTCTTATAATTTGACAGGGCAGGGTCCCAAAGATAATACTACCGCCACTGGTGATTATACACCAACACGAATTAATTTCCCAAAAGGAACACCTCCAATTGTAAAAACAATGACGAGACATGTTTCCATTCATTGTATAGACCGTGATGGTCAACTTTGGGGAGCAGGTCATCAATTTCATTATGGTGGCGCAACAAAAAATGAAGATCAAGGCCATCAAAGACAAATGGTCAATCTGAATGAAAGAACTCCAATTGGTAATGAAAAAGTTAAAGATGTTTTTTGCTTTGCTGAAATTGGAAAATGGGGTTATGATACTTACTTCGCTTTAACTGAATCTGGAAAAGTATATTCCTGGGGGCAAGATAATCCTCATGGTATTCAAGGACGAGGTGGTGGAACAAGATACCAAGCCGCACTTATACCATTCACAGCCGAACATCCAATCAAGAAAATTTCTTCAGATGGATATTACGTAACTGGTATGATTGATGAAGATGATAACTTATGGACCGTAGGACATTCTAAGGCAAATTTCTTAGGTTATTCTACAACTGAATTTAATAGAGTTTTGTTCTTACCTGACAAAGTTCATGAGTTTTCCGCTGTTGGTTGTTATCGCCATACAAGCAATAATAACTATTATGCTATGGTAGGAATACTATTTAAGAATGGTGATTTCTATCACAGAAGTGACTCCCATGATGGTGAAAGTTGGGGTTCACCTGGAGCAAGTTGGTCACATTCCATTCATAATGAGTCTTATAAAACAGGACAAAATATTAGTAATATTTGGTTTGGTAATGGTGCTTGGCCAATGGCAATAGCAAGAACAAAAGATGGTCGTTGGATTTATCGTGGACCAAATCGCTGGGGACAAGCGCCTTGGCCGGGCAACCACTGCACACCAACTGGACCTGTTGATTGGGATACAAATCCTATCTATGAACTCGACAACACATATTGGAATGATAATATTAAGGAATTCACTTGGTATAAGTCAAATCTTAATTCAATGGGATATGCCTTGACAAAAGATGGTCGTGTGTGGACAACAGGTTGTAATTACGAAGGTTGGCGAGGATTAGGACATGCTAGTTCCACACGGGTAGGCGAACCTGCAAATGATGATTATGTTGGATATGATAATGCTTATTATCCTGTAGGTAACGATAAAATTGTTGAAGCAACTCATACCGGATACATATATCATAATTATGGAGGAACCTGGCAACCTTATTGGTCTTTTCATGTTCTTACAGATAAAGGTGATGTTTTCGCCTCAGGCGCAGGTTACGCAGGTGTGAATGGTCAACTTCATGATGTGGACATTCACGTACCTAGTAAAATAATTTTCTAATATTAAAAAAGGAATAGAAAACCATGGCAAACGTAATTTTAGGAAAAGTAGCCATCACTTGGAAAGGTGAGTTCGACACCAATCTTACATATCATGAACAGGATGTTGTGAGCAATGGTGCTGATACATTCATCTGTAAGGTGGCACAATCAACATCAGGTGCTTTCGATGTAACTGAATGGGATACCTTTGCTCAAGGAACCCGTGATGTCGCAACAACACCAGGAGATTTGATTTATCATGATGGCTATCAACTACGTCGATTGCCAATTGGTGATGAAGGAGAAGTTCTTTCAATCAATGCTGATACAAATATGCCTGAATGGGTTACACCATATACAACAAGCTCAAATCGTGTTAAAAGTTTATTGCGATTTGAAGGTGTTCCAATGAACGGATATGAACAATTTTGTATGATGGAAGATGATTCAGTAAGATGCTGGGGGCATGGTGGTCATTATGGTCTTGGGCTAGGAACAAATAATTCTAGCCGCCCAAAAACACATCGTATGCCTTTCCCTCTTGGATTTCCAGGAATTGCGTATCATGCTGTTGATAATACTCCAATGCTTGTTAAATCACATCAGTATGGTTTTGCTTTGATCGACAAAAATGGAGACCTTTGGACTTGGGGTGAAAATCAAAATGGTGTTTGTGGTACAAATAGTAACAACTACATGCCAAAAAATGTAATGAAACGCAATGACGGTGCGAATCCATTGTATGATGGAAATCCAGGAGCAACAAAAGTAGTAGATGTTCAAGTTCCTTGTGGTTCACAAAACAATAACTGTATGGCAGTTATTGGTGTGAACGGTCTTCTTTATATGACAGGTTATAATGCTCATGGCCAGCTTGGTCGTGGTGATACATCAGAAAGTTCCTGGTTTGTTAAGTCTGCATATTTTGATAATCTAAAAACTTCAGAAGGTGTGACTGTAGAAAAAGTTCGTTTAGGACGAGCAGAATACACACATGGACTTTCAATTGATAGTACAGGAAGATTACATGTATGGGGTTATAATGGTGATTATCAATTAGGAAATAACTCATCGACAAATGCTGCCACACCATTTCATCTGAACAGCGGATCAATCACAAATCAAGTGGTCACAGATATTTGGGCTGGACCGCATAGTTCATTCTGCCGTCTTGCTGATAAGTCTCTTCATGTATGGGGTGGAGATCGATACGGTTCTCATGGTATTGGTGTGAATAGCGGAAGTTCTACAGTCAATTCTTCTTCACGAATTCCAGTTCCTTCTACTGATGATGTTGAGCTATTCTGCCATGATACTTACTATGATTATCCCGCATCTTACATTTATAAGACTGATAATAAATTATACTCTACTGGATATAATGGAGTTGGAAATCTTGGTGTTGGTGATACTTCTGCCCGAGCCTCGTGGACAGAAGTAGATATGAGTATGTTTAAAAATGGTGAACTTCCAATCAAGATTTTCTGTAACGGTCAAAATGGACATAATGTATTTGGTGTTCTTACAGACCAAGGACGAGTGTATGCTTGTGGATATAATGGTTACGGTCAATTAGGAGTCGGTGACCAAAGTAACAAAACTAGATTGACTGAAGCTATTTGTGATAAATTTATTGTAGATGCTATTTTTGTTGGACATGAACGATATATGAATCTTCACGTTCTTACAAGTGATGGTCAGCTTTTAATTAGTGGTTGTGGTGATAATTACCAATTGGCGATGCCTCATTCAACTGAATATCCTTCTTTAGCTCCTGTAGCATTTTAATTGAGAATATATTATGAGTGTTCTTGGTGACATTTTTGCTGGAGCAATTATTCCATTTGCTCACTCTTCAATTCCTCACGGTTTTCTTCGTTGCGATGGCGCAACGTTGAATGCTGTAGAAGATAAAATCTTTCTTGATTTATATCAAGCAATTGGCACAACTTGGGGAGGATCAGGTAGTTCAAATTTTCGAATACCTGATCTTCGTGGTGAGTTTCTTCGTGGTTGGGATGCTGGTCGTGGTGCGGATAGTGGAAGAGGTATGGCTACTTACCAAGGCATGTCTTATCAAGCTCATCGACATGAAAGTTATAACACAAATATTCGTGGCGCAAGTTGGTGGGGACAGCGTGATGGAGACCTTGATGGTTCATGGGTAGCAACTGGATACGATAAAACAACATTGAGACTTTCAGACTATCTTTCTTTTGGAACTGGTTCACCAGGTGCTGGTTCTGAAACTCGTCCTAGAAATATTGCTATTCATTTTTGTATAAAGTATTGATATGATCATCTACTCCATTTCAACAGGTCTTCCCTACGAAGCTCAAAGACATCCAACAAATGATGGTTTTTTAATTCCCGATACATATACTCAAGAGGAACCTCCTTTCTTCTCAGAGGATCAGTATGCTGTTTATGAAGATTCTGAATGGACTGTTTATGACAAGGAAGTGATTATTGAGAAACAAGATCCTTCACCAATCTTTGAAGATAGTGTTCCTGATTATGTTCCGAATGTGATGGAAATCTTTCGAGCACAAAGAGACTATAAAATCAGTCTGACAGATTGGCGAATGCTTCCTGATTATGAACGAGGAGATGTAGAAGAATGGAAACAATATCGTAAAGAATTGAGAGAATTGCCTGGTCGTATTGACCGTGGTGAAATTCCAATGCCAACAATTGACAATGAATTTCGTTTGAAAAAATATGAACACTGGCCAAAAGAACCAACCCCTACAAATCTTTTCCCCGAAGGTTTTTGAATGTAGTAATCGTTGGGAAATCTCAACACAAAAACTTTCTTCAAAAACAATCTATCTAATCGATTCCTTTTATTCCGATATTTCTGCTGTTCGTCATGAAGTGAATAAACTTCCTGTCTGTCAGGTCGGTTTACCCGAAACATTTGAAGAAACAAAAGAACATTTTTTCTTAGGTAGAAAATCACATGTTGTGGGAATGCGAGGAACTATTCCTCCATATCGTGACCAATTGAATACACATGTTACAGAACTTCTTGATTTAGAAAACCAAAATCTTCAAGCTCTGACTGTTGGTGATATCTTGGTCAATGTTTTTCAAAAAGGTCCGCTTTATGATGAAAACTCTTATTGTTTTGCTCATTTAGATCCACCTGTTGATGCGATTGGTATGGTTGCTTTGTTGATTTTTCTCAATGAACATTATGAGGAAGGTGAGGGCTTTTCTTTTTATTCTCCAAAAAAACCGATTGAAAAATTTAACAGTACATATGGCACAACTTATTGTCCAAAAGAATTGTTGAACATTGATTTGACAATTCAAGGAAAAGAAAATCGTGCGATACTATTTCCTGGTGATCAATTTATACATGGACAAAGAACACCTACAAAACAATTTTGTAATGAAACAAGATATGCTCAAGCTATTTTTATGAACATTTTTCCAAAGAAAAATTATGTCTACAGTTGAATTGTTTAAAGTTCCTATAATTGTGAAAGAATTACCAAACAAAGATGAAATTGGAAAAGAAATCAATCAGTTTATGAAAAAAACTGTTTTTCTACAAACACAAGGTAACATTGGAAATGGCTCAAAATTTGGTGTTGACATGGAAAATGCAACCGAAGACAAAATACCTTACAACTATAAAATCTTTAAGAATGATTCTTTCTCGTTACTTCCTTGGATTTTTCAAAATGAATTTAAAGATTACATACATCGTCATTGTTTATATGAACATGATAGGGAAAGAATTAATCCTGAAGAAGATTTAGAATTAGATTCATGGATTGTGAAACAAAATTCAAATGAATCTGGTTTGATTGCCCATCAACATCCTGATTATTTGGTGAATGGTGTTTATTATCATAAGGCACCTGATCCAAAATTAAACTTAGGTGGTGAACTTATTGTATATTCACCATTTCCTCAACTTTCATATTATAATTTTTCAAGTCAAGATCGAATGTTTGTTCGTCCGTGTTCAGGTTTATTGATTATCTTTCCATCTTTTCTCAATCATGCCGTGAATCCTATTCGTTATGATTCAAAATATAAAAATGTAGAAAGAGTTAATATTTCTGCTTCAGTTCATCTAAATTCTTTTCTTCAGTATAAAAAGGTCTTAGATAAATAAGGTATATAAATTTATAACCTATTCATAAGAAACCATGGCGCAACTTATCATGAGTGCTTCCTTAGCGGCACTCCCTCAAGAAATCATTGATTACGCACATTCTGATGGTAAAACACTTGCTGTTGGAAGTGGAACACCAATACCTGTAGGTTTCATTGCTACATTTGCAATGGGTGACTTGCCAACTGGCTGGCTTTTTTGTGACGGCTCTCCTCTCGATAGTGTAGCTGATACGATGTTTACTGAACTATACGATACAATCGGTACAACATGGGGTGGAACAGGAGCAAACAATTTTAACATACCAGATTTTCGTGACCTAACAATTGCTGGTCCTGGTGATGCTGCAGCTTTTTATTGTATAAAATATTAGGAGTTATAAAAAATGGCGATGAAGAAAGTTTATTCAACGAAAACTGGTAAGGTCACTTGGGCACAACCAAATCCTGCTCGTCCTGGTGAATATTTGATGCCAGCAGATGCTACGGAATTTCCTCCACCAGCATTTGATGACTCATCAAAAAAAGCAAAATATGTGAACAACTCATGGGTCACAGAGGACCTAACTCCAGAAGAACTTCATGAAGCCTCTGGTTCAACAGGAACATTCATTGGTCAACTAGATGATATTGGTAATATCGCTCTTGATTCAGTCACAAACGGTCAAGCATTGATTTGGGATGCTGAGAATAACAAATGGACAAATGGAAATGTAGCCGCTGGAGAAGGAGGA